TTTAATTCTAATATTAATTCTGCATAATGAATTACTTTTTCTATATCTTTTCTACCTTCGCCTTTTGTTTTATGACGAGTTATGTATTTTACCACATTACCTTCCAAGAAGTCAAGCTTATTTTTAACAATATATTCTATAGGTTGTATAGCACAGTCTTTGTAATGACTTCCACCTACTTGTTTGTCTGTAGCATTATCATACTCATACTCATACGTACCTTTTCTTATAGCATCTTCTTCAGCATCTCTTCTCTTCATATAATCTCTATAACTTTCTTGAGACCATCCTTTGTCTTCAGGATTTATCCAAGACTCTTCTGATTCTTTGTCTGACATATTTTATCTCCTTTGAATTAATTACTTTAAGTGCGAAACCTCTTGTATATTCTGCATCCATACCTGCATTCTCACAGACATACTCAAAGTTCTCACATGTTACACCTACACTACAGAAAAACCAAGCACGAGCATTAGCTCTTTCAACACTTGTACGTGATGATTCTACTCTTGTCTTTTCTTTTGTAGCATCTAATAATGCTTGGAATATAACAGATAAAAATAGTAATCTTTCAGGACTACTCTCTTCATACTTGTCTATCTCTGTTAAGATTCCAAGATAGTCTTTGTCCATAGTCTAGTCTTCTACTGTTATCTCATCTCTAAATGTATCTATTAACATATGTGCAGCTTCATCAGCACTTGCAGCTAACTCAATCTGTTTAATAAATTCATCAATCACTTGTGGATGTTCGCCTATACCCACAGGATTCTCCATGTATATACGAGCAGTAGCTAATGCTTTGTCTCTTTTAGATTCAAATTCAGCCAATGCAGTATCATACATTGCTTTCTTTAGTGACATCTTTTACCTCCTTTCTTTCTACAGGTCTAAAAAATTTACCACCTATATAATTATTATAATACTTATGATTATCTGAACCTTCAACACAAGAAGTTAAAACATTATGTTGTACTTGATAAGCTAACTCATAATATTTTAAACTTCTTTTGTTTTTAAATTCATCAATTACTTCAAACTTAAAATTTTTCTTACCTATTTTTTTTATATCTTCCTTTAAATATTTTGAAGAACCCATATACGATTGCCAACGTGATTGTCTTTTAGACTTACCAATTAGATATTGTTTACATCCTATGTATTTTTTTTCTGTCTTCAAGTTAGTAATAATATAAACAAAACCAAACTGTTCAAGATCAGGAGTAAAAGATTTACCTGTTCTTAAATCTATCCAATGATTTTTTACCAATCTAAAACCTCATCTACATTAGGTTCTTTACCAACATTCGTAAGAAACCTATGACCTTTTGCATACTGAAACACACGTAATCCTTTACCTTGATTAGCATCACTCCAACAAGTACGCTTATGTGAACAATACAAGCAACCAATAGCAAGCTTACGATTGCCACTAGCTCCATCAGGCAAATCATCATAACACCTATCAGGTGGATTGTCTTGTTCCATAACTCCTTTAAGATAATCAATTCTTTCTTTAGCATTAATCATTTCCAATGAATGAACAGGAGTCAAACAAATGTCTCCATGTTGTTTATCTATAGCAAGAAAAGCAGCTTCATCTACACCATTACCTTCAGCATAGGCAGAGATCTGTGCAATATAACCAAAAGGATCATCAGAATATAAAGTTCTTTTAGAAAACTTTTCAAAACTTCTACCTGATGCACTCTTACAATCAACAAGAACACCATCAATCATACAATCTTGATGTCCTTTTATTCCATTAACATCAATTTGTTTTTGTTGATCAGTTACTGTATGTCCTGCTAGTCTACAGAATAATATTAATAAGTCTTCTAATAAATGTCCATATAAAAACTTAATTCTTGTACTAGGTTCTAAAGGTTTAGGTTCATCTTTAGAATGTTTGTCATACCATAACTGTCTCGTAGGTTTACCTATAGCAGATAGTCTCAAGTTACGTTTCTGTGTAGGTTTCTCTTTTAAAAACATTCGTAATGTTTCTTTGACACTCTTTGTAAAAGAATCTAAATGCTCATCTATTTCCTTGTCATTTAAATCTACCTCTACAAGAGGATCAAATAAACTATATATATCTTTCACTAAAGTATCTATTGTTTTCATAATAATAATGGAGAGATACTCGTTCAGTAGCACCTCTCCATCCTTTCATTGGTTGGTTAAGAAGCGAAGGATACTTCCTCATCAGATTCATTACTTACGAACCCATCAGGAACTACTTCAAAGGCTTCCTCTGCGTCAGCATCTGTGTTGTAAGGTACTAAATTAGTTACCTGAACAGCACGAAGATCAGCAGAGACTCCAGAACGACCTTTGAACTCCCACTCATATGTAGTATAGAGTACATTAACTTCTGAACCATTACCAATTAATGTGCCAGACATATTACGTTTGCCTGCATCAACAACTTCAGGTGGTTTGTTCATGTTTCCATCTTTACGTCTCACTTTACGTTTTACTGTAACGAAATCACCTCTGTCATCACCTTTATTTTTGATGGATAGACCATCAGCTTTAGCAACATCAGCATTCTTTTTATCAAGATTACCAACGTCAATAGACCACACACCATCACTATCGAAAGTGGTGTTTGGACTTGTTACGCTTGCCCAATAAGCGTTTCCTTTAATAACACTCATAATTGTGTTCCTTTCTTTATTATTAATAAATGAATTATGACACACCTCAACATTTTTGTCAAGAGTTTTTTTCATAATAAATGTTTTGCTCAATTTTAATATTAAACTCATCTCTATTCTTGAGATAAGGTCTTGCTTTCCTTGATAACTTCTACCCCATGTTTTGTATTCAGCATCTTTATAACTCTCTACTCTGGTATTTTTATCTACAACTTTATCAGTTAATTCTACCAACTCTTTTGCATAGCACCATACGTAGTCATGCTCTCGTTCAAATACAAAGTAATTACAGTCACCATAAAGCCAACCTTTATTACCCATTGTATTTTTAAACTCGACAACAATCCATGTGTCATCAAAAAACTTATTTTTATTTCCAGTTCTTCTAGCTTTTACATCTACACTAACTGTCTTATTATCTTTTGTTAGATAGAAATCTATGTGTCTAAACATATTCTCTTGGTCATTTGCTATACCAACTGAATAACCATGCTCTTGCACAGTCTTTATAAATTCATTCTCTACTTTTATACCACGCTTAATATAATCAGCATGATCTTTTCTTCCTTTAAATTCTTGTACTAATGTGTCTGTGCCCATGTTCTTCCTACCTTCCATTCGTTATCCAAAGGACATTTCATTTGTAGTTGTTTCTCTGTATCTTTCATAGCATCTTTTGTTAGCTGTCCAAATCTTTTAACATCTTTAGTAAGGACTTCAAACTGATACTCATCATGTATAGATGCTACAAGTTTTGCATCAACACCTGTTCTTCTGATACGTTTAATCATATTGATAAGCCATACCTTACACACAACTGCACCTGCACCTTGTATCAAAGTATTCAAGGCACTATGAGGACTACGTATATGTAATAGTCTACCATCAATACCTTTAATCATACCTTTACTTGCAGCTTTTGTAACAGAATCTCTTACTCTTTTCAGAGCAGGCATACTTGATAAGAACTTATTAATTAATTGTTGTCCTTCTTTAGCACCTGCTCCTACTATCTGACCTATCTTAGATGCACCTGCACCATACATAAAGGCATAGATAAAGGTCTTTGCCTGGTCTCTGTTAGTTAATCCTGCCATTTGCATATTGTGTGTATGTATATCACCTGTCAATAATATGTCTGTAAATGTAGCATCATTCATTAAATGTGCTAGACATCTCAACTCTAATCCACTTGCATCAGTTCCTACTATGGAATGAGTGTAAGGATTATCAACTGTCCAACAATCCCTACACTCTTTTCCATATGGAGAACGAACTGCAGGTATCTGTGCCATGTTAGGAGAGTGATGAGACATACGACCAGTAATAGTTTTAAGAGTCATAACTCTACCATGTACTCTACCATCTGTGTCATCACATGCTTCTATCCATGACTTAATCTGTGCGATACGCTTCTGTAAAAGAAAGAATCGTGAAAACTTTTTTGCTTCAGGAAGTTCTATAGTATCCAGAACTGCTTCATTAATAATTATATTTCCTTTATCTGTATGTTGTTTAGGTTTCCAACCTAGCTCCATTAATCTTTCTGCAATCTGTTGTCTTGATCCTATATTAAATGGTATGTATTTTGTTTTTGTTTTCAACTCAACAACTGTAGGATCAAAGGTAGTTACTGCCCACTTTTCTAAACCATTAGCTTCATCTCTTAATTTATTATATAAACTCATAGCTTTCTGCATATCTAAATAGAAACCATTCTTTTCTTGTTGATCTATAATCAAACGTACTTGATGCTCAAGATACACAGAAGATTTAGAGAATCCTCTACCTTCTTTTTGTAATACTTCAAATAGTTTATGTGTAATATGTACATCTTGTTTACAATATTCTAACATGTCTGGTGTATATACTTCAAAAGTATCTACATCTCCTTTAGGCATAGCCAATCTATTTCCCCATGCTTCCAGACTATGACCATTATCTCTTATGGGATTGAGTAGTTGTGATAATATAAGTGTATCCACTATTTGATGTGGTTTAATGTTAGTACCAAGCAATCTATTAAGCACAGGAGCATCAAAAGATATTCCATTATGCATAATAAATTGCTTAACACCTAGTGACCAATCTCTAAACCCATGTAGCAGGTCAGGAGGAAAAGGATAAACCTTACCTGTATCTACATCTTTAGCCACAACACAATGAACCTTTGTGGGATTTAAACTATCTGCTTCTATATCAACTACTGCTCTCATTATCCTTCCAATCACAATCTTCTGTTGCACCACACCAATTACACTCTTCACCTTTTGCTATTTCCATTTCTGTTTCTTCAACAGGACAGTAATGTGTCCACAT